GTTCGGCAGCGTCAAGTCCGCTGTCGACTGGCTCGATGCGCGAAAGAAGCTCGCCGAGATCCGCGAGAAAGACCTGAAGAACGAAGAGCGCGACGGGTCGCTCATCGAGCGCGAGCTCGTGAAGACCCACGTGTTCGGCGCGATCGAGGCCGCGAACCGCCGCCTCCTCACCGACTCCCCGAAGACGATCGCGCGCCGGCTCTACGCGCTCGCGAAGAGCGGCACCGCAATCGAGGACGCCGAGAAGGTCGTGCGCGAGATCATCGGCTCGCAGCTGAAGCCCGTGAAGACGACCGCGGCGCGGGTGCTTCGGAATGCGTGAGGAGTTCGTCGACGACCGCGAGTGGCTCGCGCAGCAGTTCGACGCGCTGACGACCGAGGTCGAGATCGTCACGCCGAGCGCGTGGGCCGAGTCGAAGCGGTACCTGCCACCGAGCGTGACGTCGATGCCGGGCCCGTACCGGTACGACATCGCCCCGTACCTCCGCGAGATCGTCGACTGCCTCAGCCTCGACTCGCCGGTGCGCGAGGTCGCGATCATGAAGGGCGTGCAGCTCGGCCTGACGGTCGGCGTCCTCGAGAACGCGATCGGCTACTACATCGAGCACGTGAAGACCGCGCCGCTGATGCTCGTCACGGCGGACGCGGAGCTCGCGAAGCTCCGGATGGAGTCGTACATCACGCCGATGCTCCAGCTCTCCGGGCTGGACCACCTCATCAAGTCGAGCGACGAGCAGAACGCTAGGAAGACCGGCAAGACCGACAAGAAGATCGAGTGGGTCGGCGGCGGGTTCCTCGTCCCCTTCGGCGCGCAGAACGCGAACAAGCTCCGGTCGATCAGCATCCAGGTGATGCTGCGCGACGAGGTCGACGGTTGGCCCCGCGTGGTCGGCAAAGACGGCGACCCGATGAAGCTCTCGGCGGACCGCACTGCGGCGTACGAGGGCAGCCGGAAGATCCTCGACATCTCGACCCCGCTCGTCCGCGGGCAATCGGCGATCGAGAAGCGCTTCCAACTCGGCGACCAGCGGTACTACTTCGTGTGCTGCCTCCGCTGCGGCTTCCCGCAGACGCTCCGCTGGCGGCGCGAGCACCCGAAGACCGGCGAGCAGACCGGCATGATGTGGGAGACCGAGGGCGGCCGCCTCGTCCCCGACTCCGTTCGGTACCGCTGCGAGAACTGCTCGCACGACCACTCGAACGACGACAAGACCCGGCTCCTCTCGCCGACGCACGGCGCGGAGTGGAGGCCCACCGCGGAGCCGGCGATGCCGGACATCCGCAGCTACCACATCAGCGCGCTCTACTCGCCCGTCGGCATGCAGACGTGGACGACGTGCGTGCAGAAGTGGCTCGAGGCCTGGGACGAGCAGAACAACCGCGTGCGCGACGCGCGGCAGCTGCAGGTCTTCTACAACAACGTCCTCGGCGAGACCTACACGGTTCGCGGCGACAAGCTCCGCTTCGAGAAGGTCTCCGAGCATCGGCGCGCCGAGTACGCCTTCGGCGAGATCCCGAACGCGCTCGCGACGCGCGTGAGCGGGGCCCACGTGCTCCTGCTGACGTGCACGGTCGACGTGCAGAAGGAGAACCTCGCGGTCAGCGTGTACGGCTGGTGCCGCGACCGCCGCGGCTTCCTGATCGACTACTGGCGTTTCGAAGGCGACACGGAGCAGCTCGACGACGCCGGCACCTGGGTGCGACTCCGCGAGCTCCTCGAGCAGAAGGTCTACGTCGCGGACGACGGCAAGAAGTACCGCGTGCAGCTCACGCTGATCGATTCGCGGTACCGCACCGACACGGTCTACACGTTCTGCGCCGAGTACAGCGCGGGCGTCTACCCGATCATGGGCCGCGACGCGCCGGTGAAGGGCTCGGCGACGAAGGAGTTCGCCAGCTTCAAGACGCCGCTCGGGCGCGACGGCTGGATCATCACCGTCGACTTCTACAAGGACAGGTGGAGCCGGCGCCTTCGGAACGGGTGGGACGGGATGTCCCTCCAGCCCGAAGGGCACTTCAACGCGCCGCGCGACGCAACCGACGCTCAGCTCAAGGAGCTCACGGTCGAGACAAAGATCGAGGTCAAGGACAAGGACTCCGGCGAGACGATCGGCTTCACGTGGCACCGCCCCAGCGGTGCCGCGAACGAACTCTGGGACCTCCTCGTCTACCAGGCGGCCGCGCTCGACATGATGGCGTCCGAGGTGAGCCTGAAGGAACTCGAGCTCGACCAGATCAACTGGCCGACGTTCTTCCACCTGGCGGAGCACGAGAAGCGCTACTTCGAGCCCTGAGGTGTTGACGATGTACTGCGACGACACCGAGTGGCTCACCGAACGGGTCGAGCGCACGAAGACGCTGATCGTCGCGTACGAGGACGCGATCCTCGCTCTCTCGACGGGCTCGCAGTCGTACACCCTCGACACGGGGCAGACGCGGCAGACCGTCACGAAGGCGATGCTCGCCGACCTGCGCTCGACACTGAACTCGCTCGAGAACCGGATGTCGACGCTGCAGGCGCGCCTCGGCGGCGCCCGCACCCACGTGATCCCGGGGTTCTGACGTGGCACGCGGCAAGGGACGCAGGAAGCGGCATCGCAACGCCGCCGAGTCCACGCGCGCGCCCGCGGTTCCCGTCGTCACCGTCGAGTCTCTCCCGGTCGCCGGCATCGCGCCCGCGCGCTCCAGGTACTTCGACGGCGACAAGTTCTACGGCGGCTTCGGCGTCACGAGCATCCTGACGGCCGACTACTGGACGCTGCGCGCGCGATCGTCCGAGCTCTTCGAGACGAACCACTACGCGCGGGGCATCATCCGCCGGCTCGTTACGAACATCATCAACACGGGCCTCCACCCCGAGGCGATGCCGGAGGAGGAAATCCTCGGGCGCCCGCGGGACTCGCTCAGCACGTGGACCGAGATGGTGGAGAACCGCTTCGGGATCTGGCAGAGCGACGCCTGGCTCTGCGACCACGCGGAGCAGAACACCTTCGGCGCGCTGCAGGCGCTCGCGCTCTCGGAGGCCTTCGTCGCCGGAGATGTGCTCGTCGTGCTCCGGCAGCACCCGGTGACGCGCCTCCCGCGCGTGCAGCTCATCAAGGGCTCGTGCGTGCAGACGCCCGCGGGCGTGGTCCCGCGCCCTGGCAACCGCATTGTCCACGGGGTCGAGCTCGACGCGCAGGGGCGACACGTCGCGTACTGGGTCCGGCACGAAGACGGGACGGCGAAGCGCCTGCCCGCGTACGGGGAGAAGTCGGGCCGGCGTCTCGCGTGGCTCCTCTACGCGACCGACAGGCGCCTCGACGACGTGCGCGGCAAGCCCGTTCTCGCGCTGCTCCTTCAGTCGCTGAAGGAGATCGACCGGTACCGGGACGCGACGCTCCGCAAGGCCGTCATCAACTCGATGCTGGCCATGTTCATCAAGAAGGGCGAGGAGCGCCGCAGCACGACCCCGATGTCCGGCGGCGCCGTCCGCGCCGGCGTCGTCCAGGCGCAGGTCGCCGGCGAGGAGCGCTCGTTCCACGTCTCGGAGCACATCCCCGGCCTTGTGCTCGACGAACTCCAGTTCGGCGAAGAGCCGCAGGCGTTCAGCGCCCAGGGCACCGTCGAGGAGTTCGGGAAGTTCGAGGAGGCCGTCGTTCAGGCCTTCGCGTGGGCCCTCCAGATCCCGCCCGAGATCCTCACGCTGTCGTTCTCGTCGAACTACTCGGCGAGCCAGGCCGCGGTGAACGAGTTCAAGATGTACTTGAACCTCGCGCGCACGCTGTGCGGCGCGACGTTCTGCCAGCCGATCTACGTCGAGTGGCTCCTCGCCGAGGTGCTCAACCAGAAGATCGCGGCGCCCGGCCTCCTCGAGGCGTGGCGCGACTCGACCCAGTACGACGTCTTCGCCGCGTGGGTCTCGGCCGACTGGGCCGGGCACATCAAGCCCGCGGTCGACATGTCGAAGCTCGTGGGCGGCTACGAGAAGCTGCTCGCGCTCGGACTCATCACTCGCGACCGCGCGGCGCGCGAGCTCACGGGCCTGAAGTTCAGCAAGACCGTCACCCAGCTCGCGCGCGAGAACGAGCTCCTCGCCGAGGCACTGAAGCCGCTCACGGCCATCCAGCCGAAGCCCGCGCCTCCGCCGCCCCCGGCCACCTCCGAAGAGGAGCCGGACGAGGTGGACGACGACGAGAGCGAGGAAGAGGGCGACGACCAGGACGCCGAGTCCGCGAGAAAGGCCAGCTGATATGTGGCTCATCCACGACGAAGTTCTGCGCGCCCTGCGCGAAGCGAAGCGAGCCGGCTTCGAGCCGACCGCCGAGCAGCGCGCGGAGTTCGACTCGAAGATCGTGGCCGCGCGCGAAGGCGGGCTCCCCCGCAACATGCGCGTCGCCGGTGACGTCGCGGAGATCCGCGTCGAGGGCGTGCTCACGAAGTCGCCCGACTTCTTCGCGATGTGGTTCGGCGGCGGGAACACGACCTACGCGGACATCCAGACCGCGCTCGCGATCGCGAAGAGCGACCCGACCGTGCGCTCCGCCGTGCTCTACGTGGACAGCCCCGGCGGCACGGTCGATGGGCTCTTCGACACACTCGCCTCGATCGAGGCCTTCAAGGCCGAGAAGAAGCTGACGGTGAAGGCGGCGAACGCGCTCTCCGCCGCGTACGCGATCGCGGCGCTCGCCGGGAAGATCGAGGCCGCGAACGCGGCCGCGTCCTTCGGCAGCGTCGGCGTTGCGGTGGCGTACTACCTCGACGACTCCCTCGTCGAGCTCACGAACTCCGAGTCGCCCGACAAGCGGCCCGACCTTTCGACCGAGGAAGGCAAGGCCGTCGTCGTCCGCTACCTGGACGCCATCCACGAGCTCTTCGTGGACGCGATCGCGCGAGGGCGCGGGACGACGTCGAAGGACGTCACCGAGGGCTTCGGCCGCGGGGCCTCGCTCCTCGCCGGCGACGCGAAGCAGCGCGGGATGATCGACAGCATCGCGAAGCCGGCGCTCCGCGCCCTCGGCGGTGCTCGAGCGGAAGCAACCACCGCCGCGGGTGGCGGGGCCAACACGAGGAAGACCACCATGAACGAAGAGGAACTCCGAGCCCAGTTCCCGCAGCTCTACGCCGCGGTGTTCGAGAAGGGCAAGGCCGAGGGAAGCGCCACCGCGCTCGCGGCCGAGAAGGACCGCGTCGCCGCCCACATCACGATGGGCGAGAAGTCCGGCGACATGAAGACCGCCCTCGAGGCGATCCGCTCGGGCGCCGGCATGACCCAGGAGCTGACGGCGAAGTACCTCGCCGCCGCCATGGATCGCGCCACCGTCACGGCGCGCCAGGCCGACTCCGACGCCGCCGGCAAGGCGGTCGACGGCGCGCCCGCGGTCGCGGGCGAGGGTCCGACCACCGACCTCGGGGACGCGGTCGTCGCGGTGCTGAAGGCACGGAAGGGAGGGGCGTGATGCCCAACATCGAGAAGACCGACATCGACGTCGGATGCATCGCGATCCGGAACGAGGTGTTCCGGGACGAGCTCCTCACGTTCGCCGCGGCCGACGACTTCGCGGCGGGCACCATCCTCGCGCGCCGCGCGGTGAACCTCACGCCCGTCGCCTCGGCCGTCACGGGCACCGGCAACGGCACCGTGACCGCGCTCTCCGTGGTCGAAGGCCCGGTCGTGCCCCTCGTCGGCGCGTACGTCCTTCGGTGCACGGCGATCGCGACGAACGGCGGCACGTTCCGCCTCGAAGACCCGAACGGCGCGGTCGTCGCGACCGGCCTCGTGATGAACGCGGGCGCCGGCGCCGCGACCATCTTCGAGGTCGCCGGCCTGCGCTTCACCGTCACCGACGGGGCGACCGACTTCGCGCTGAACGACACGATCAACATCACCGTCGCGGCGGACGGGAAGCTCGTTCCGTTCGACCCGAACGGCGCCGGCGGCGTCCAGCGGCCGATGGCCGTGCTCACCTACCCCGTGAGCAAGGCGAGCTCGGGCGACGTGAAGGTCCGCGCGCTCGTCGCTGGCGAAGTGAACGCGAGCCGTCTCGTCATCGACGCGGGCGGCAGCGTCACGGCCGCGATCCTCGACCAGCTCCGCGCCGCGGGCATCGCGGAGACGCCGGTCGAGCAGCTCGGGGGCTACGACAACTGACCTGATCACCGAGGGCGGCAGCACGCTTCGCTTCAAGCGCGGAGCGGGATGGGTGCGTCCTCGACCCGGAGAAAAGCATCATGAGCGACGCATCCACGAAGCACCTCATCGAGATGTACAACGAGGAGTCCGAGGCCCCGCTCTTCCTGAGCGGGTTCTTCCGGAGCCCGCCTCAGAACTTCCACACGACGGAAAAGGTCGAGATCGACATCATCCGCGACGACGAAGACGTCGCGGTCGCGATCCAGGACCTGAGCACCGGCGCGCGGCTCAACGAGTCGACGCAGTACACGAACAAGGCGTTCACGCCGCCCATCTTCGACGAAGAGGCGGTGATCCACGCCTACAACCAGATCAAGCGCCAGCCCGGCGTCGATCCGTTCCGGGACCCCGTGTTCTCGGCGAACGCGGTCGACGAGTCGTTCCGCTGCTTCCGCCGCCTCGAGCGGAAGATCCGGCGTGCGATCGAGCTCATGGCTTCGCAGGTCCTCCAGACCGGCAAGCTCACGCTCGTCGACAACGCCGGGGC